AGAAAACTTACTTCTCTACATTGAAACACACAGCCCAATTTTAGAGCAATGGGAAAGGAACATACTAGGCATTGTGCGGAAAATAGCACAATACTTCTATCCTCAGCGTCAAACGTCATTGATGAACGAAGGGTTTGCGTGTATGTCTCATCACACTATAATGACAGAGATGTTTGACAGAGGGAACATCTCAGCGGGAAGCTATTTGGAATTCCTAACCAGTCATAGTGGTGTAGTGTATCAGCCCGGGTATGATAGTAAGCATTATAGTGGGATAAACATCTATGCATTAGGATATGCTATGATGAGAGATATACGGAGAATGTGTACCTCTCCTGACAAAGAGGACATGATCTGGTTTCCGGAGATATGTAACACAGACTGGAGAGAGACAATACAGCATGTAGTGGCTAACTATAGAGATGAGAGTTTTGTGGCTCAATTCCTGTCTCCTAAGATAATAAGAGACTTTGGGCTGTTCACTCTTGACATTGATAATGACTTATCCTATCATTTAGTGAGTGCTACACATGATGATGATGACGTTCATTCAATAAGAGCCTCGTTAAGTGGGCAGTACGACTTAAGCAAGAGAGTGCCACAAATTGAAGTGTCAGGATTCGATAAGGAAGGAGATAGGACGTTAAATATAGTGCATACAGTGAGAGATGGTGTTACACTGGACTACAGGAGTGCTAGAAATGTAGTGCATCACATCTATTCTCTTTGGGGCTTTCCGGTGAATTTGGAGTATAGAGATGAGAATGGGGTTAGAGTGGAGAGCATATAATGGCAACTAAGAAACCAAAGCAACAGCGTCAGCTCATAGAAGGCAAGTGGAGAAGAATAACTCCTACAGGGAAAGTGGGGGTCGAATTGACGCATTGTTCTAACACGATGACAAAGGCTCAGATGGTGGGAAGGGTGTTGAGTGCTTTGAGGGAGAGCACAAGGTATTGGATTCCTAAGATGGACAAGCTTAATGAAGGAAAGAGACGAAGAGCTAACGGCGATTGGGAAAACACTTGTGAGGGCTGTGGAGATTGGTTTAGGCTTCCAGACTTAGAGATAGATCATATAATACCATGTGGAGGAATGAACTGTTTTTCTAAGGCTCAAGGATGGTTAGAGAGGGCTTTTGTAGAGAAGGAAGGATTTCAGCGCCTATGTAAGATTTGTCATCTTTCTAAGACATTAAGAGAGAAGAAAACTAAAGGGGAATCTCAATGAACTTTAACACTGAGGGGGATGCTTGGGAATACTGGGAAAACACTTGGTATGAATCAGGTAAGGGATACGAGGGAGGTGGGGAGAATACTTCTCGGCAGGTTGACATGTTTAATGATTGGATAGAGGAAGAGGGCATTACACTAACATGCAAGAGAGGGGAAATTTAATGACAAAACATCTTTTCATCCCAGACGTACAAGCTAAAGAGGGCGTATCCCTCGAACATTTATCGTGGATTGGTGAATATATTGTAGACAAACAGCCTGATGTTATAGTGCAAATTGGTGATTTTGCGGACATGCCCTCACTCTCTAGTTACGATAAGGGCAAACTGTCATTCGAGGGTAGGAGATATAAGAAAGACATAGACGCTACTAAAGAGGCCATGGACTTGTTATTAAGCCCGATGCGTGAATACAATAAAAAGATGAAGGAACAGAGTCACAAGATGTATCGGCCTAAGATGGTGTTAACGCTAGGCAATCACGAAGACCGGATTGATCGGGCTGTCGACAACCAACCAGAGCTAGATGGCCTCATGTCGATGGACGACCTGCCATATGGTGATTGGGAAGTAGTGCCATATCTCAAGCCTGTGACACTTGATGGGGTAATGTACACGCACTTCAACCCAAATCCGATGACAGGAAAGCCTAGAGGGGGTAGAGCTGCGCTACAGTTGGAGAAAGTGGGAACTAGCTTTGTATGTGGACATCAGCAGCTATTAGACGTTGCTACACGTTTCCTACCTTGCGGTAGGCAGCAGTGGGGAGTCATTGCTGGAGCGTGCTACACGCACGACGAGAGCTATAAGGGGCATGTAGGTAACAAACATTGGAGAGGCGTTATTATGTTACATGACGTTAAAGGTGGAAGTTTCGACCCTTGCATCGTGAGCCTAGATTATTTAAAAGGGAAATATAAGAAATAGCTTGCATTATTTAAGCCCTTGTCCTATTATTAGGGTGAGGGCTTTTTATTTGGAGAACAATAATGAGAACAAACCTATTAGCAGGCATCGCCTTATTAGCAGTGACATCAGCGGGGATATATTCAGTTCAGACAACTCCTTACGTACTATCTCAAGAGAAAGTTCAAGCGGTTTACGACAAGATATATGCAGCGTCTGGAGAAGATTTGAAGAACAAGCGTCCGATTAAGTGGGTGGGGGATAATAATAATATTAATGCATATGCCACCTATTACACTATAGTAGTGCTTAAAGGTCTCGGTGATGTGGTGAAGAATGACGATGAGCTTGCATTAGTTATTGGACATGAGCTTTCCCATATAACGATGGAGCATGTACTTAAGAAAACTGAGAGTGCGGAGGAGTCTCGAGAACACGAATCTTTGTCAGATAAGATGGGAAGCTTCTACATGATGAAGGCAGGATATAGCGTGTGTAAAGGTAGGGTATTCTTTCTTAACCTACAGAAGGTAGGCATGAAAGGAGGGAACACTCATCCTAATACAATGTGGAGATATAATCAACTTAACGTTGGATGTGGAGGAGATGCGAAATGAACAAACTACCATTTTTTGAAATAGCTATCATTATAGTGATTATTGGAATTCTTTGTGCCATAGCGTAAGGAGATTGGAGAATGAACATATTAAAAGAATTACAAGACAGTGAAAAGAGAGAAAAGGAATTAGAAGCTTCTTTACTTAAATTAAAGATGCAGGTAAAAGTGTTAGCTATCGCATACGTTAGCTTGACATTATACATCCTTATACTATAGTTAATGTATAAGAGACTAAAGGAGAGATGTCATGTTCACCATCAAGAAAAACACTCGTGAAACCGAGAGAGAAGAAGAGCTGAATGTCACATCTCACGTAATCGGGCTCGGAGGCAGTATGATAGCTGCTTCCCTCGTCTACCTCTATGCTACGTCTCCTGAGGGGATGCTTGCTGGGATGCTATTTTGTGTGTCTTCCATGCTAACCTATGCCAGCTCTATACTCTATCATGGCGCAGACAACACTAAATTAAAATCAATATTCTACGTCCTTGATTGTTCTTCAATATACATTCTAATTGCCTCCACTGCGTGCTCCTTCCTAATCGTTGCCCCTCCTTCTCTCACTATATACATATTCATAGCCCTCATCACTACCGTAGCCCTCCTTGGGGTGGTGTTTAAAATTTACTTCCGACACGCTCATCTAATTTCGTTCGCATTGAGTTATGTAGCATTTGGGTGGTTAGTGATGATGATGGCTGCGCCCTACGTCACTGGCTTACCCTCTAGCTTCATCCTTGCAGGAGGTATGTGTTACTCCTTAGGGGTTGTGGCCTACCTATCATCTAGGGTTATGTACAGTCATTTCGTGTGGCACATAGCGGTTCTACTAGGTAGTGCCTGTAACTTTGTAGCATTAATGCTTGTGATTTGATAAACAATAGTCTATAGTTAAACTAAGACATAAACAAAGGGGAACAAAAATGATGATGCAAGCTAGAAACACCTTTCTCACTATGTTGTTATTAGCTGTAGTTAGCTTTGTAGTAGTGAAAGGAGTCGAGGTAGTGCATGACGCTTTCGAGACTAGCGAGAGAATGCCAGTAGCACTGAGAGGGATTGATGACACGGTGAGTGGATTGAAGACGGTGAAGAAGTAAGGGGAAACGAAATGAAAAAATATATAGCGTTGTTAGGAGTGGTAGGGGCAGCTGAGATTGGACTTGCCCTATATCTAACCTTTTGGAGAGAACACTTTTGGCAGGCTGTTAGTGCTCATCAATACTCAGAATTTATTAACATGTTGTATTGGTTTACAGGAGCGGCACTTCTTATATGTTTCGTATCAGGAATGTCAGGGTATTTGCTCACTATCTCTGCAATTAAATGGAGAGAGAAGCTCAATAATAAGGCACTTGCTCTTAAGTTGGGGGATGAGGTGTTGAACACTCCTCAGAGAATTCAAGAAGATTGTTACTCTTACCCTGATCTAGTTTTACAGCTTGGCTTTGGATGGGCAAAAGCGGCGGTATACATAATAGCGTTTAGCATATCCCTACTTATATCGTTTAGCTGGAGCTATCTAATCATTCTAGTGGTTTATGGGGCAGTGGCTACATTGATAAGTGGATGGGTGGCTAAGCCTCTCATTAAGATGAACTATGCAACTCAGCAGGCAGAGGCCTCTTATAGGTCAGAGTTGACACCTTCTAATTTTGACCATTGTATTAAAGTGCTGTTTGGGATGGCTAGAAAGCAGAAACACCTTAGCTACACCCAAGCGTTCTTGAGTCAGATGGGAGTTGTTGTACCATTCATTATCATAGCTCCTGTGTATTTCACTACAGCGATGCCTATTGGACTACTGATGAGGTTCAACTCAACTGCCTCCACAGTGCTGGACAATCTAAGTTATGGAATGAGTAGTTTTGGAATGTTAAATAAGCTACTGGCGTGCAGGAAGAGGTTGAAAGAGATAGACGTAATTTAACTTGAGGAGAGATAAGATGTTGACGGTTTTAGTAATAGTGTTAGTAGCGGCTGTATTTGGGTGGTGTGTATGGTCAGAGGACTAACTTGCAGTTTCTTAACATGAGAATCAAGATGTGTTAAAGAAATCCAAAATCCTTAACATATCCATGTAAGCCTCATAGAAGCCCCTCACGGGGCTTTCTTCTTTAGAGATAGGATAGTAGGGAGATGGACTTTCCTTTGGCGTAGACAGGCTTATGTGCAGCATTTACAGGAAAGTGAAGTATAGGACTTCCTTTGTACTTCCCTAAAATAAATAAATCAGCTTCTGCGTTCCTTCGGTTGTCCAATCCTTTGCTAACCACCTTCTTTCCACCCACTGTAATTTTATTCCACATCCTAAACCCTGTTCTAATCTGTAACTCACTACCCTTTGCGTTCACATATCGCAGTAGAGAGCTTGCTTTCATGCCTCCTACCCCAACGTTGTAACAGAAGCACACTAGCGCATCGAATTGAGCTTGTGTCACTTCCACCTTCAAAGCTTCGTTTACGCCTTTTATATATTTCCGTAATCCTTTCTTGTATATGTCGCACGCTTCTTTAATCGTTATCTCTTTAGTCCACGCCCAAGTGCCAATATCTGGAATGTCGCTAACGGTGGAGCCTAGACCAATCGTCTTCACACCGGCACTATCAAGATATGGGAATGTAGAAATCGCTTCATATGCAGCCAGCTCGGACAGCCCTGCTTTACTCATGTCTTTTGTCATGTTTGTTTCCCTATGTTAAAGCTCTTGTGAGCTTCATGGTTGAACGAAGAAGGCATTCCCTATACATCCCTAAAGGGTTAGGAATATGGACAACCTTCGGCTTGTATTTATTTTTGCATTTTTAGCTGTTTTCTATTGACACCCTCTAAAACCACTGATATAATGCCACTAAGGGTTTCATTTGAACTACAACTAAAGGGAATTAACTATATAGTTACTATGAAGACTACTAAGTAGTAGCATGAAAACACCTCTTCATATAATATTCCCCGGAATGACGCGTAGCGTTATGTAGGGGAATATGCAACAACGGTTTCTTACAATCCACTGCCGCGTGTTCCTATATATTAACACTGCCCAGTAAAGCTAATAGAATAGGGCTTGTGGGCTATCCCGCGAACAACACAGGAGAACACAATGGCATTACGACAATACTCATGTGCAGCTTGTCAGCACACGTTTGAGACGCTTGAGCGCTGGAACTCTCCAGCTCCTAAGGAGTGTCCTTCCTGCAACTCCTCCGAAGTGCACAAGATTATGAGCGGCGGGGCATTTGTGTTAAAAGGAGAAGGCTTTTACAAACCTTCCCTCTAATGTCCTTTATTGTATTCCGTATTTCGTCTCAGACATGCGAGCTGCTCCCAAGGAAGTGGCTCTCCCTACACCTGTTCCGAACGTCCTAGCAGCAGGCTTAACTATGCCAGCAGCCTTTCCTATTAAAGTGAGCCATTTCTTTTGCTGAGAAGATCCTTTAGCAACTAACACTTCAGCAACCTCATCCTGCCATTTACTACCACTAAGTGTTAGATCCAGCATTGCCTTGTTATACCTAGAAGTTGTTAATTTGTCTATGACATCACTAATCACGCCGTGCGCGCTTCCGTAAGCTCTAAAGGTTCCTTCATCATTGTTAGACAGTCTCTTAGCTACACGTCCTAGTGTACTCTTATACAACTGACCACTAACAGCAATGATGTTCTTCGTCTGCTCAACATCCCCACCCGTATCCGAGACACTCTTCAAAAAATCGCTCACTTTCTGAGGAGTTCCGAATAATGTCTTGTGCACTGCGTCGAATGTTGGAGAGCCAGTTCCTGCAGGATTAGGGGCTTTAGCTAATAGCTCTTGGTAGCCTTCCTTAATCTTAATCTGTTTTGTCAATTTCATAGCGCTCGTGAACGAATCACTCTTGTCTAACACCCCATCTAGTTCAGCTTTAGCTTCTATCAAACTCTGCTTGACATCCCTAGACAATGGCTTATCCGCAGCTTTCAACTTAGTGGAAGAAGCGGCTTTCAGGTCATAATCAATGGAAGCACGCATAGCATGTAGTTGTCCTATGCTATTGTCGGGAAGGTCTTTAATTTGATTACTACTGGCTCCCTTCACTTCATTCCACTTGTTAGCTAACACAGAGTTGTTTTTTATAATGTCCAACACCCCGCCATTGCTCGCATCATTTGTAATCTCTCCGTCAGGTGTAACATACTCCGTGTTCATCTTCTTGAAAGCTTCCTTCTGAATCCCTTTAGCATCCGCAGGAGCCATCGCTTCTACAGTGTCGTTAACGTATTTAGATGTTTTTCCTATGCTCTCCCTATCGTTCATCACCATCGCACGTTTAGCCTCATCCCCACCACTCAAGGAGAGTTCTCTAGCCCGTAACTGGTCAGCACCCGCAGTGTAGGACGTCTTCGACCCTGCATCATCTACCGCACCCATTGCCACTTGCCCTGGGGTGAGCGTATCGATGCCGAGGGACTTCGCTGGAGCCGCAGCAGCAGCCAATGCTTCAGGAGAGTCGTCTACAGCAGTGCCCATCCTGTAAGCCGCATCTTTCAATGCAGCCTCCTTAGGAGAAAATATTTTCTGTATAATCCCAGAAGTTTCTCCCCCTTTCAATGCGTTGAAGCCAGCCTTGGCCACACTAACAACAGGGGGGATAGCCCCTCCAATAAGTCCACCCACTATTGACTTCTTAACCCTCTCTCCTTCAGTGTCGGCATAGTCAGCATATCCCAACCCAGCACCCACTCCCGCACCTGCCAACATCTTAGCAGGCAACGAGGCAGCTGCGGCAGGAGAAGCCCCACCGAAAGCAACACCAGTTCCGATGGCACCTAACACTGAACCTGCTATTGCCGACTTAGGACTACGTGCGGCAGCCTCTGCTGCACTTCTTTCTTGCATGTGATTATAAGTGGCAAGAGCATTACGTGCCCTATTGGCTCCATCTTCTGCTCCAGGCAGCTTTCCAATACCTTGCAGCACTTTGTCTTGAATTCCTAGTGCCATTCTCTCAAACTGCCGATTAAAATTCTCTACACCGTCCATAAAAGAATTGCCCGTACTAGGGGGAGGCTGGACGGCAGGGGCAGCCCCCTCAGCAGGAGCGTCATATTTAGCGGCAAACCTGTTAGCAGGAGGCGCAGCCCCTCCTTGAGAGGGCTCCCCTTGAGGGGCAGCTGCGGCACCCTCAATAGGGAGGGCAGGCGCAGCCCCCTCAGCAGGAGCGTCATATTTAGCAGCAAATCTGTTTGTCATATAAATGTCCTTTATTGTTGAGGTGCCTGTTGAGGCGCTTGAGGCGCTTGCTTAGGTAGTTGGCCTTCTCCAAAGTAGTCAACGAATTCCTGCCGGGCTTGAGGGTCAGACATAGCAGCCTGAATATCTTCTTGGGAGGCTTGCTTAGAAGGTGCCATCAGCTTATCATAAACTTCGGAGGGCTTGGGAACATCCTTCCAAGTCACTAGGCCGTTGAAGCTAGGGGAAGAAGCCATAGTTTCATACGTCTTTTCCCTATCAACCTGTTGCTGCCTAGAAGTTTTCATAAAAATAGCAGTCATCTCCCTAACCTGGGCTATCTCTTCAGGTAGTAAGGTGACGTTGTTCCCTGTAAAGAAGCTTTCTATTCGTTTTGAATAGGTTTTATACCCAGCTACCCCAGAAGTTCTGTCCAAGTCGTCTTTGGTGAGCGGACCGGAAGATTCTGCCACCCTGACCACCGCATACTTAAGCTGAGCCATTGCAGTGCCATTGTTTGGGTTTTTTTCTAAGAGATCTAAATTAAGTTTAACTTTCTTGAAGTTTTCCATACTGTCTGTAAACGGCTTACTGACAGTAGCCAGTGCTGTGCTCACCTTCATCGTCGCATCTAGTCTAGTCTTAGCTTGACCAAGCTGAGCCTTAGTTTGATTTATAGTTGCGTCCTCAAACTTTCTAGTTTCTGCTTGTATTGCTTTGGCAAGGAATTCAGCTTTTCCAGAGTTTCCAGCAGTCAATGCCCTAGTACGATCATCATATATCTTAGCCACCCTCGAAGCAGACGCATTAGCAGTACCTCCCATTGCTGCGAGCTGACTCGCAGGAGTTGCTTGAGAAATTCCTAATAGAAACATAGGCGTAGCTTCTTCAACAGTGCCAGGGGCATCAGGCACAACCTTCCTCACCATCGGTAATATTTGTTGATACATAGATTCACGGTCTTCTGGAGCAGCTGCCATTAGAGTGCTTCCCATCTTACCCAACACACCATAACTATCAAACATTGCGTTGCTAACTTCATTCTTTGTCTTAACCTGCATCACTTCGTTTGTCATGATGGAGTTATCCAATTGCATCTTGGCGGCGTGGAATTGAACAGCCATGACAGGGTCACGTGTCTTTAAGAAGTCAATAACACCTGTATACCCATTCTCTTGAGAAGCATTCTCCATACCTGTAATTATTTCTTGTTGCTTAGTGTATGCAGTGCGTTCCCAGTCAAACTTCTCTTGAGCATTCTTGAATGTCGAACCTTCCCTTTCATTCTGTGATTGTCTAATCTTAAGGTCTTCTTTCCTGATGCCCAGGTCTTCTTGTGCAATAGCTAAGAAGTCCGACTTTAGACCTAATTCCACTTTATCCATACCAAGCTTTTGGTCGGCTCGTGTATTCTCTGTATCCTTAAGTCTGTACTCTTGAGCAGCTTGGTCTCCTTTAACCATACCTCCAAGGTCTGCCCCTAACGTGCCAACCCCAGGCACGAAAGTTGGAGCAGTTGGAGTAAGAGGAGCTACCTCAGCCGTAGGTGTTCCAAACGACCGTTGATCTACAGGAGCTCCCCCCTCAGGGAGAGCCTCAGCAGTGATTCCGTATTTTGCCATAATTTAAACCCTCATGCCGTATGGATTAATTTGCGTACCCGCGTTTCTAGCAGACTGATAAGCTTGACCGCCTTGTTGGTTTTGAAACACCCCATATTGAAATTGTTGTTGGCCTAGCTGTGCGTTCTGCATGCCAGGAGCACTTGCCGTTTGCTGATTGGCAGCCGCAGCATCCCTATCTTTACTACTCTCAAGAACACTGTTAATTAAGCCAGTGTTATACTTAGCCGCATCTGCATACAAGTTTCCTTGTTGGTAGAGACTGTTCGCTCTAGCATCTCCGATCGCACCATACGCTGTCATTTGTGCGCTACCTAGCGACTGAGTCACTTGACCTTGGTCGCGTCCTTGTTGCATCTGCAAGCCAGACAATTGGTTAGTGGCACCACTGCCGAGCTGTGCAATATTAGATAGAGTGTCCATGTGCATGCCAAAGTAGTTTTGAGCATTTTTTTGACCGAACTGGGAAAGTCCTATTAGGGTGTTTCCAGACCCTAACATTCCCATAGCTGCTCCTTGTCTTTCAATAGCTTTAGTGCCTTGATCTACCACAAATCCATAGCCCGGAGTTGATTCTAATTTAGCAGTGACTTCGGCTCCTGTATATCCAACGTCTTTCGTAGTTTGGAAATCGCTTTCATAACTACTTTGAAGCTTCAATAAATCTTTATTGAGGGCTATTCTAGCGTTGTCTTTTTCTTGCAAGGAGGCAATTCCGGAATCAATTTTAGCAGTGTGAAGGTCAATCATATTCTGACGCTCTCGCATATACGCAGCCAATGCACCCTCATGCGCCCCTTTCGCGTCTACATCATTATAATTCTTTCCAACTTCCGTAGCTATGCCGTTAAAGATGTCGTCATATCTTTGATTGCCAGCAGGAAGCCCCACAGCTGCAGCGTCATAATTATTTAAGGGGTTTGTCGATTCATAGCCGGAGTAATTTATAGGTGTCTTTCTAAGCTCTGCAATGTCAGCTGCTAGAGTAGAGGCTTTTTGTTCTGCCGTGAATCTAGCTAGCACTTTATCTCTTGCAGCTGCCCTTGCCACCGGGTCTGTGAGATTTTCAGCGTCTGCAATCTGTTTTGCCTGAGTAGAAGAAGCACCAAGCTCAATTGCCCTATCCTTAATGTCATACGTGGCAGACAGAGGATTTAGCCCCATAAACCGCATCATCTCATTAGAGGCCTGGGTGGAAGCAAAGGACATAGGCTTTAATGTCTTAAACGCTGCATTATAGCCCGCGTCAATTTCTTTCTTTGCAGCCGCCATAGAACCTTCATAAAGCTTCAACCCCTGCCTGTATAAGCCTTCTTGCTCATTAGCAGCAGTTCTAAACCACTCTAAACTTTGCGTAATGTCCATCTGAGGAACATATGTCTTTTTTGTGGATTTTCCTTTCCTCTCGCTAACTGTAGCAACCCCCACTCCCTGAGTGCCTGTAATCTTCATACCACTCTTATTTCCCCCCATGGCATTCTTAGCCATCCCGCCTAACACTGAACCTGCCATTGAACCTGCTGCCGCCACTGCGATTGCCATTATAATTTCCTTCCAAATATTAGTAAGTCTACAATTTTTTGTCTCCACTCTATAGCTTCTTTCATTCTTCCTTCAAGCTCAAACCCAACCCCTAACATGGCAGTGTGAATATGAGGACACGTAGCTGGAGAAAAAACTACGATTCGAGTGAGGGAAGGGGTCTCTTTAGCCCAGCTAATTAGAGAGGTATGAACGTCTTTGAATTTACCAGTGCCATGATGGACGCTGTTCAAGTAGAGGTGCATGTTTATCACCATGTTCGTAAACAGGTTCCACATTAACACCCCAATAATCTCACCGTCTTCATACACCCCCTCTGCACGGCAGCTCCCTTCAAGACTAAATTTACGTTCTGTTCTAAGGATGTGAAGATCAACATCAGGCAACCCCAATAACGCTAGTTTAGGGTCGAGAAGGAAGAAAGAAGCCACATCTTCTTCGCTCAAGGGAGAGAGGGTATACATAGAAGCTCCTTAATATTTAATCATATAAAACATAACCATACAAGGCTGCACGTTGTTATGCGCCCCTCCTCCTCCTGCATTACTAGAATCGATGGTGGATGAGGTGAGGGTACTGATAGCAGTTACACCGGACACGGCATTAGAAGTGAAGGTGGAGCCTGTAAGGGTTCTAGTGTAGGGGTGATTATGAGCAGGTAGTTGAGTGGTGGTTAAGGTGTGAGTTTCATCTCCTCCAGTACTCCCCAAAACGTTAGATATAGTGCCAGTGGCGCTACCCCCGCTTCCCATTATAACACGTCTTGACATGTTAGGCAAGTTAAATGTCGTACTTCCATCACCCACCCCATACCCGGTGCCTATCGAACTATAAAGAGTGGCATACGTAGTTCTGCTAACTGCAGACCCATCACATAAAAGCCAACCTACAATTGAAGCATGGGACGCAAATGCCATCACCATCCCTGCTGGAAGTATATCAACAGTGGCGTTCACTAAAGTTACGGTGGAGGAGGCAGTTAGGGTGCCTGTCACTGACACGGAGACATTCGCCACTGTAGCCCTTTTAAGCTCGATGTTTCCTGTAGAGGAGGCTCCGATTACAACCTTCCCTGTAGCTCCTGCGTCAAGGTTAAGCTGACCGCTTCCTTTTGATGAAATGTTTCCTGCGACATTAGTGTCCGTTCCAGAGGCCGCTAATATAGAACCGTTTCCTGAGGCTGCGTTACTAATATTCCATAGATTTACCGCACTTCCTACGTCAGTTAGTGTGATGACAGTTGCCCCGTCCACTGCCACCTCCCCAGAGTCTGCAGTTGAAACATTATCTTCGGTGAACACGGTGTTCCCATCACTGTCCTTCAATATAAGCTTGGTTGCTCCTTGTAACACTATCATAGCGCTACCTGAACTATCTAGCACCGTAGGATTGGCGTTAGCGTTAGTACCAGTGCCAGCATCCGCTAAAGTTGGATAGGTGGGAGCTGCTGTTAAGGTTCCTGCCGTGTATGAATAGAGAAGGCCTCCCGACAACGGGTTGGAGGTTCCAGGGTAAAAGTATTGAACTCTTGGACTACCTAAAATGATCGCCATGCTATTTGTCTTCCTCAAAATCCACTGATGCTGAAATTATAGAAAAGGGCACTTGAGCAGTGACGAGAAATTCAAACGCCCACTCTCTTGCACTTCCTAGCCTGTTCCACCTAATACTCTTTGCATAGTTACCGCTGGTACCCATGTCTCTAATAAGCTCATCACTCCAAGAATGCCCACCATCATTGCTATATCTCAATGATATTAAAGGGGTATCAGCTCCAACAGGAACGTTGCCTGTCTCCATTCTAAGCTCTAAACAATCAACCCCCATCAGGGAGGTTTGTTTATTTTGAGGTGCAGTGGTTCTAATCCTCCGGATTGTGTTACCTGCATCGTCATAATATAGGTTACTTGAGAGATAGATTTTACCGTCTCGTTGACCTGCCATTAAATGTAATGCACCACTTTGGGCATAATATTGACCAAAATGCTCTTGGGAGGTGGTGCCCTTAAAATACGCGCGCTCATGCCACAGTTTCGTGGTGTAGTTATACACCCACGTTTTACGTGCAGTGGGGAACGTAATCTGATACATCAAATACCCACGATCATTGTATGACATGCCAATAGCATCGCTAGTGGTGGAGTATCCCAGAATCTGACTGGTGATGGCTTCAGTGGAGATAATTTTAAGCGTATACCCGGAGTTGTTATTACGTACAAAGGGTGCAACATCACTCTGAACTATGAAGCCCCTATTATCTAGCCAAACGAGCAAGTCATCAAGCTGCGTGATTGAAGCAGAAGCTCCACATCCAATTTGCAACTCCAATCCTGTACGCGGAGAGAGTGGCATCCCTGTAGCGTTCGCTGCGTCATACCAAATCTCTGTACTCGCACTTCCAAAAATCCAAAGCTCTCCCTTGGCCACTCCAAAGCCCACTATATTGTCCGTATTACTCTCGGCAGTGGCAATGTCTGTAGCATCCCATGTCCTACCGTCATTCAAGCTACTAACTTGAAACTTACCTGTGGAGGCTACATTAACTATTGTATATCCGTTTAAGAACGCTACATAATTGGCGATGGGGAAATCTGCGTCCGACATAACTGCAAATGTAGTGGTTGCTAGCGTGTATGTGTACGCTGATACAGTGCCGTCAACAAATATAACCTGCGTGGGGTTTGCTGAGATGTTCACTTCCCCCGTGGAAGTGGTTAAAGTGCCTAACGTGACGGAGGTGACAACAAGAGTGGTAGCATTTATAGAAAGCCTAAAAACTGTATTTCCCATCACTGCGTAAGTGTATGCCCCTACAGTTTTCATTCCCCGGCATTTGCCCAATCCCTTGTCTGTCAATAATGTAAGGCCTGCTGTTGGAAGCAACACTTGACCTTGTTTACCCTCAGAGCCCCCTCTGCCCCCCTCCCCAGATCCCACTGTGAACATATTTACACAACGCTGAAAGTTAGCATCTTGGGAAATGTGAAGGTATGCACCCCCTGCTACGTTTATATCCATAATGTCAATACCCCTCTATGTCCGGACTCACTTCTAAATCACTGATGTCTCTATCCCAATCCTGTAAATCTGCTAACATAGAGGATGCGATAGGAAGCAACGAAGCACCCTTTGAGCCTTTCCCGAAGGCAGGAGAGAGTCTAACAGCCAGCTGCCACGTTAAGGCCTCTAACCACTCCGCAGGGAAGTCAAAATCAGCGTTTGCTGTCGAGATGTCGTTGTTAATGCGCTCATATGTAAACATCACCCTGTCCGTTCCTAACGAAGGAGACGGCCAAATAGACATAGTGCCCGTCACTGTCTTAGGAATGTAATGCCATTGATTCGGTAGTCCAGTGTTTGTTTTACGTCCAATTTCGTAATAATCTTGATAGTCAATCTGCCCCATAGGGATGTCTAGGCCGCTAGCATTGCGTAAACGGCATTGTAAGACGTTCAGGGGCTTGCTAACGCCTGAGGTGTACGTATACACCACATTTGCAGAAGATGCAGCAGAAGGCAGCGCGCTCACGATTACGAAGGGGGAGAGAGTTGAGATTGTAGACCAATGTATCGTGTCATCGTCCAGCACAATCCCTACATTATCCCCAATTGTCATTCCAGTGGTGGAAGCGATGGAGAGTGTTGTCTGAGCAGCAGCTTCGGCAGCGGACAATGTAGTAGAGACGAGAGCATCGGCGTCTACAGCCTTGCTTGTTGTCAAACTATATTGAGATGTTCCTTTGGTGAGAAACAGCACAGCTTCTTGCTTAGCCCACAAATGAAGCCCTTTCGCCCCCCATGCCTTCACCATCTTACTCAGAGCGCTAACACCAATTGACATGTCCTCACTACTAACCGTACGCCCGACACCATAAACCCCCAGTAGATGCAAGGAGTCGGTGATTAGGGAATTGCGTGTTTGTGTAAATGTAGTTGTCATTAAGCCACCTCACCTTTTGGAAAGCTAGCCCATAATGCAGACAGAAACGTAATGTCCAAGCCTTCTGAGTAACCTACGTATTCCTTATATTGCTCAAGTTCTCCTACATTAAAAGCCCTTCTATCTCGACCACTGCTTATAACCTCCCCGTTTCTCTTAATCAATACATCGAGGGCAACGCTCACGCTACCTGTGTTAAGATTAACTTCTGATAATATAGGTTTTAAGATTTCTTCTGTAAGCATGTTTATTTCCTCTTATATTTGATACGTGACAGTAGAGCGTATAGTGTAGGTAGTGGCGCCAGTGGGAATTGCCGTAGTACTTAGCGTGGAGGCTGTGGTGGCTGTCCCTAGGGCGATTAATGTTGCCACACTATCGGCTGCAGAAACGTTAACTGAAACCACAGTTCTGGACGCAGGCAACGTTACGTTAGATGAATACAAAAATGCAGGATTCGCGTTAGAAGCTGCTGCAGTGAATGGAAACCCTGTTATGTTAATTGAGCCGGATGCTGTAGTGTGGGTTAGGGTGAACGTCAAAGAGAACGTGCAATGCACTCTTGCCCCCCACCTCTGATATTGACCTGTCTGTACGGTATAGGAAACACTTACGTCTCCAGGAGTGGTGAATGTCAATGCAGGTGTCCAAGTGCCTTCATCGAGTCCTAATGTAATACGCTGAGCGCTCACACTAGCATCATCTAAGAGGTCACGTCCAAACGAGGTGCAAGTGATTTCTTCCGTAACGCCTGCTCCGGCAGTGCTGCGTCCTAATAGCTTGTCTGTAGCGCTTACGTTCTGTATCTTAGCGTATGTCACAACAGCAGGGTCGATTGTCCACGTGAGCCCTGAGGCGGTTACGGAGACATCGCCTTTGTCTCCATCTGGAACCCCAGAGGAAGCAATAGTGTTGAGCTGTG